ATAAATCGTATGCCGTGAGTTTCGGTTGTGATTCTCTTCTTGACTGTTTCCTTTACACAGTTATCAATATCCCACCACAGCATTGTGATGGCAGGATTTGAATTTCTCCAAGCATAGACCAGCGGCTGCAGTTCTTCCTCTGAAAGACCCATTTCAATGGCTCCCATTGCTTTAAGTGCTCCAACGGATCCGCCATAGCCAAGTGCCAATTCAGCAATTTTACCTTTCTGTCTTAAGTGTCCATTCACGCCATGCTTTTCCACCGGAACACCAAACATCTGTGATGCCGATGAGCAGTAGATATCCTTGCCTTGTTCAAATACTTTGATTCGCCACTTTTCACCTGCAAGCCAAGCAAGGACTCGTGCTTCTATGGCAGAGAAATCTGCAACGATAAACTTGTTGTCACCCTGTGGCACAAAGGCAGTTCTTATGAGCTGTGATAGGGTATCCGGGATATCATCATATAAAAGTTCAAGTGCAACATAATTGTCATTGCGAACTAGGGAACGAGCCTGTGAAAGGTCACTCATATGATTCTGAGGGAGGTTTTGCAGCTGCACAAGTCTTCCTGCGAATCTTCCCGTTCGGTTTGCACCATAGAACTGGAACATTCCTCTTGCCCTGCTATCCTTGCACACAGCATTCTCCATAGCCGTATATTTTTTCACACTACTTTTTGCAAGCTGCTGACGAAGGGATAAGACTTCTGCCAAGTGTTCCGGTGCATCCTTAATCATCTCGGCTACTACCTTTTTACCAAGGCTGTCTACTTCAAGTCCATTCTCTGAAAGCCAGTCCTTCATCTGCTGTACGGAGTTTGGATTTTCAAGACCGGTAAGTTCCTGCATCTGTTTTGTAAGTGCAGTCTTGCTCTTCTCATCAAAAGCAATGGCATTCTCAACAAAGGTCATATCTACACCGATTCCACGGTCATTGATTTCCTGGTCTAAATGATACTCATACCATATACTTTCGCTTACTGGGAAACGTGATAGCTTCTGTTGGATACCCATTTCCGTTTCAACATCACGAAGGTTGTATGCCTTAAACTGCACCCACTTCTCCAAATCATGATATGGCATATTTCTTGTTCTGCCACCATTTACCTTGGTTGGGGAACAGGGAACACAGAAGTATTTGATGAGATTCTTTCCTTCCGATAGTTTCTGCTTTTCAAGTCCAAGAACAGCACCTACTCCTTCAAGGGATAATGGAAGTCCAAGAGTTGCCGCCCATACCATAGTGCAATGCCACGACACAGGATCAAGACAATATCCCTTAAGAGGTACGCCATTATCACGAAGATATCTGGACAGGCAGACTCTTTCAAACTGAGCATTGAAAGCCCACTTGATAACTGAGTTATCTGTAAGTGCATCAATAATATCGTCTGGTATCATTTCACCCATTGCCAGATCTACAACCCTGACCTCGCCACCATCTAAGGAATATCCGAAAAGCAGAATCTCAAAGTCTTCACTTTCTGCATAACGATAAACCCCGGATTTCTGCAGATTCACACTTGAAAAGGTTTCAATATCTATACTGATTGATTTCACATTCTCACTTCTCTCCAAAGTAAAACAGACGGCAGAGGATTGTCCGCCACCGCCTGCAAACTTTTATTCTTCAGTTTTCTCTTCAGCAGATTTCTTCTTTTCCTTATGTTTCTTAATGGAATCCTTGATAAGCCAGATACCATTCATGATGGTGCTTACAATGCCGTAGATACCAGCACCCATAAAGATATAGAAGATGATGATAACATCAATCTGCTTTGCTAATTCATATAGTTCGTTCATATCGTTTACCTCGTATATTCGTAATAATCGCAGACAGTGGTGTTTCACACCGCCTGCAGAAAGTTAAAGGGTCAATTCAGATTAAGATAAGAAATCGTCATCCTCTTCAGTTGTGAAGTCATCAGTTGCAGAACTGCGACCACCAAGGGGTTCTCCGTCTCTGATCTTCTGAATGTTGCCAAGACCACAAGCAATACCCTTATTACCATTGGAATTGAATGCATAGAAGTTAAGAGAAACTCTTGCATAGCAACCGCTGTACACTTCATCACGGTCAAGGATAGGCTTTACGGCCTTATCAACAATCTGTGGTGCTGTCTTACTGTTGGCATTGATGAACCAATGTCCGGCATAAGCCTCGTCCTCACGCTCTGTATCACCATCACGAAGAGGAAGCTTGATTGCTGCCTTGTTAGGCTTTTTGCCACCGAACTTTGCGATGCCTTCCTCAATAGCTGCATCAACTGCATCATTGATTGCCTTTACTGTTTCCTTATCATCCTTTGGAATAAGAACAGATACACTGTATCTTTCAGGACCACCATTGATAGATGTAGGCTCCCATCCATGGAAATAAGAAAGTCTTGTGTTCTTGCCTGTGATAACCTTTGTTTTACTTAAATTCGCCATAATCGTTAATCCTCCATTTTAAATTCGTTTTTAGCGTTTGATATATGCATTGCCTCTCTCTTATCCGAGTTTGGTACAAGAGTCGGCTTTCCGGGTGGTTTGTAGATAAGGTCACCCAGTACCTTTTCAAATGTTGCTTTACCCATCAGTTTCTGCATCTCTGTAAGAGTGATAAGGCTCTGACGGTAAATATCCTTATAGCCTGCTTCCTTGGCTGCTTTAGCAACTGCATCTTCATCCGTGTACTTACGGACAGAGCGTCCTTCAACAACCTTGAATCCATTCCACTGTTTTCCGTGGCTCACAGCTGATTCAGTAGCATAAGCCATAATTTCATTTGCCCACTTTGTAAGATCAGGAATAACCGATAAAATTTCTTCGATTTCCTCATCTGTAAGAAGTGGAGGAAGTTTGAATTCTTCCTGTGCAAGTTTCAGCTTTTCTTCTGCTCTTGCTCTGCATCTGACTGCTGCCCTGCAGAATGTACACCATTCGCCGGGGCAGTATTCACCTTCGCCATTCATTGCAATTTCAGCCTTTGGCTTTAATACTTCTTCTGCCCAAGTTCTTAGTTCTTCCACCGAAATCGTCCATGTACCGACATTTTCACGTCTAGGCTGGAAGATGGACATTGACACTTCCTTGATATCATATAAGCTGTCATAGATAGCAAGTGCACCGAGTGCATAGCATTTCATCTGTGGATTGTCTGTTGCGTCTACCAGAACTCCCATGCCGTACTTGAAATCAATGATGTGCAGCTTATCATCTGAAACAATAACGCAGTCTGCTGTACCATAACCATCTGGGACATATTCAGAGAAGTCTACGTGTTGCTCGATCAGCACCAATGGGTCCTTGCATTTCTGCTTTGCAATGTCAAGCTGTTCTAAGACAAAATCCACATATGCATCTGTGTGTTCCTGCATTTCATCACTGTCATAGGGTGAAACCGGTCTTTTACTTCTTCTGCGGAGAGCCTTCTTAAGCTTATGTTCGCACCATGCATGAGCTGCTGTTCCTTCTTCTGCTGCCTGGCTTGTCTTGTTTTCAAATTCTGATTCAAGACTTGCACTTGGTGTACAGTTAAGCCATCTGTGAGAACTTGAAGGAGAGAGAAAAGCGTGCTTACTCATTTCCAAGCACCTCCGCCTCTTTGATGATTGCTTCATAGTTGCTAGGGTCGATGTCGGATAGCTTGCTGCCTCCGAACTTTGCAATCAGACCCTTAACTTCTGATGTGAGTCCGTTCTGGCTCTTCTCTGCAAGAACTCCTCTCACATCTTCAAGTGTGTAAACCTTGGCTTTTTCCTTCTTAGACTTTGATTCCTTTTCAGGAATCTGTACTACAGGCTGTGATTCAGTTCCTTCTACAGACTTCATATCTGTAAGAACATCTGCTACCACCTGAAGACTGTCTGCCAGGTTACGCACACAAGTGATGACTTGAGCAACGGCGTCAAGTAATTCTGTTACTTTATTCATGGTCTACCTCCTTCCGTAACTTTTGTGATGGCAAGTTCCTCAATCGTGTCACCCGGAACAAGAATCATGATCTTCTGCTTTTTACCGAACAGCATTCTCATGAATCTTTCTCGAATGGTGATGCTCTTGTAGGACACCATGCCGTTTCGTTGTGGCTTGTCTGAAACACTAATGTGAAGATTATGTTTCATCGTTACACCTCCAATTCCGAGAGATTTGTTTCTCTCTAACTGTTAGCCTTGGGAAGAGGTTCAAAAGGACGTTTTTTGAAAAACATTTTTATTTTTCTTTTTCCTTGTTTTGCTCTTCCTAACTAGCAGCCTTGGGAAGAGCATCAAAAGGACGTTTTGAAGCAAAAAAATAAGACCTGTCCACACTCCGAAGAATGCAGACAGGCTCATGTCTATATTATCTATATTATTTCAAAAGTTCATTGACTCTCTTCTGCACTGCAGAATAATCATATCCGGCAGCTGTAAGTCGATTCTTTCTATCAGTTCCATTACCCCAATTTCCACGAATAACTTCTCTTGCAAGCTCATCTACCGTTTTGGTACTTGAGGTAGTAGAGCCTACGATTCTTCTGTTTTCATCAAAAACAGAGTATCCTGGATTTGATGCAGCACATCTCTTTGCATTATCAAGTGACTTGAATGCCCCTTTCTGTGATTTTGCATCACTCCAAGATTTTCTGACTCTATATAATCCACTTGCAGTTGTTCCACCCGAAGAAGAACCACCAAGCTGTGCAGTTACCTTTGCTGCAAGGTCACCAAGTCTTGAATAGAGCCAGTTGCCTGGGCAAGACTTATTGGCAAACCATCTGTGAACTGTAAGCACCATCTCGTCAGACTTTGGAGTGTAATTAAGAGTCTTATTCTTATCTCCAAACCACAAGAGTTTCTTCTTTCCGTTTCGCTTGCAGATATCCACGCAAAGTTTAATAAGAGTACTGTAGACCTTATCATTCATCCAATAAGGTTCTTTTGTATCGGATGCACATTCAATTGTGACGGCTCTTTGGTCGTTGGCATTGGAAGATGAGCACCAAGAACGGTTCTTCTCCTCTACATACATTCCGACTCTTCCATCGGGGCCAATGCCATAATTGCAGCTTGCTTGTCTGGAAGTCGGTGCAAAGATATTTCCTAAAGTTTCCACAGAACACTGACCCACTACGCAGTGGGGTGTGATTCTGTCGATGGAATGTGTTCTATGTCCTGAATGATTTGGACTGAGTTTTGTGTAAGATACTAGTTTTGAATTTGTGTAAGCCATGTTAGTTTTCCTCCTTTGTGCTTCGATCGTGAAGCTGTTCTAATACAACTTTGATTTTTTCAGGGATTGGAAGTCCCAGATGTGCGGCATTTTCAAGTAAGCTGACGCCTTCATTGGAAATGTAGAAAAAGATGACTGCTGTTCTAAGTACACTGCCAGAACCGATAACATGAATATCGAGAATATTCGCAATCCCAACGAGCAGGAAAATCAGCACCTTTCTGCAGATACCTTTAAAACCGACTTCACTGGAAAGCGTGTGATTGCTGATGGCACACATGACACCCGTGATGTAATCGATGATTACAAATGCGATGAGTGCATAAAGCAAGCCATCACAGCCTCCTAAGAAGTAGCCAAGCCAGCCTCCAATGCCGGCAAAGATAAGTTGAATTGTGTTCCAAAATTCCTTCATAATAAATTCCTCTCTTTCTTTAAAAATTGATATGAAAAAAGCACCTCCGAAGAGATGCTTGATTCCAATATTAGGTCATTCCAATAACATGGAAATTTACAATATAGCTTTTTCCGGCCATCGCAGAGCCTCTTGCTATTTCAAAGGTACCGGTTGATGTTGTAGATGCATCTTTACAATCACCCGGCACCATCAGAATTGCACCGGCCCAATTTGCAGTCAGGCTGGCATTGACGACCGGGACAGACTTGAACGCAAAAGGAAAAGAAATATCTAATGCATCCAATCTTCCGGAAGTATATAAGCCACCCCATACATTTGTGATATTGGTAGTTATGGTCTTTCTACACCAGCATTCTGCAATTCCGCTTTTCCATTTGCGATAAGTCCAGATACCACTGGTGCCTTGAGAGATGACAAAATCTGATTCTACAGAACCTTTTTTCTTAATACTCCAAGAAGGGGCTATTTCAAAACAGCTGTCTGTTTCAGATACTTTTCCAATCGCCACGCCTTTACCGCCGCTTTTGAGATCCATCACCACCGCTGCAGTAGAAACGATATCCTGAGCCGAAATTGTGCAGAAGGCATCCGTCAATGAATATTTGACATCATAGGTGTTTTCTGTAGATATCTTGCCGTTTCCAAATGTGAAAGGTGTATCTGAATAAAAAGATACTCCACCGCTCGTCCAATTTGCATCAGAGTTTTTCTTGTAGAACTGGGAACAGCTCAGTGTATTTTTCCCACCACATGATGAATAGCCAAAAGATACAACTCCACGGATATATGTTCCATCATCATTTAGTGATCCATTACTCAATGCTCTTTGAGAAACAACGGTATTTATATATGGTGGAGAATAATCCACAACAGATATGGATGTTGTTTTTGCATCCGATACTCGCCCTCTGGAGTCTGTAACTGTGGCAGTAAATGTAATCGTTCCGGAAGTATTCAAGAATCCTGTTGTAAGCGTATCTGCTGTTCCTGAATATCCACCTCCGCTAATGCTGTAAGATTTAACACTTGATCCATAACTTCCAGCAGCACCCGTTATTTGGATGGTTGCTTTAGATTTTGTCTGAACATATAGCCCCCATGATGAGGGCACATCTCCATCTATTCTGGTCACTGACAGATTACCGATAGTGGGTTTTACCGAAGATGGAACTGTAAGTGTATGGGTACAAGTTTTAGAACCAACCTTTGTAGAACCGCTATAGGTATCGCAAGTAATCGTGCAAGTACCCGAAACAGCCGATGGAATCTGACTTGCCAATGATAGAGAAGGAGTCCATGACACAGAAGTCGATGAAGTCTTTGAGGCTATAGTCCCCGATGTATTTCCAAATTTATAAGTTAAGGTATGCGTAAAGGAAGAAGATGCCCTGCTTATCGTAATGGTTGCAGCACTTCCCATGTTAACATTTGATGCTTTTACTGACGAGGCTCTTGGGATAGTATTTAATGTATGCGTACCACTTGCTGTTACACTGACAGCATAAGAATATACACCCGCCTGACAGCTCAGACTGAATGATTTTGTACCATCTGCATTATGGGAAATCGTAGTTGACCCAGAAGCAACGACAGTTCCGTTATATAGCTTGATACGATTATCCGTTGAGGTTGAATAGACTGTTGTTCCATTGATGACAGCCTTAAAACCACCAGACATGACCCATCCACTAGCAGAACCTGAACCTTTTAGTGCCCAAGCAATCGTAGATGTATTTTTTTCTATATTTTGACTGGATAGCGTCCAAGACAATGTGACAGAACGTCCTTCTTTTTGTCCTGTTGTAATACTTCCATTTGAAGCCATAATCAATCACTCCTTTATGATGCCGGCCCCCTCCACTTGATGGAAAGGTTACCGTTAGTTCTTGGAATAAAATCAAACCATCCTCTGGTATCATTTCCCAAGGACAGTTTGTTTCGTATTTCTGCATTTGTAATAACCAAGCTCTGATTCGAGATATATGCGATCTTCTGACCATTCTCTTTGAATGCCAGTTCTTCATTGGAGAGTTCAGCAGTGAATGCGTTTCCGACTTTACCAAGTTCAATCAATGCTCCTTTGAATCGGATATATTCTTCCAGAAGTTCTTGGTTCGTTGATACATTATTTTTAATCTCATCAGTAATAGCAGTGAAATCCATACGAATCTCACTGCTGTTTTGAGTGATGGCTGTCTGAAAATCACTCTGAATTGTTGACAAAGCTGATTTTTCAATGTATGTGTCTTTTACAGAACTTAATATCTCATTGGATGTTTTGGTGATTTCAGAGTAGCACTCATGCACCTGAACCTTCAGTGTTTCCACATCTTCCAAGGCACCTTCATAAGCTACAACACTCTGAAACGTATGCTGACATGATGTAAGAAGTGCCATTCAGACCACCTCCCATCATTTTGAAACATCACACTGTAATGTAAGAAGACTGTCGATGTCTGCTGCTGATAAATAGATAACCTTGCCCGTCTTAGCAAAAGTTACTTCCTTGCCGTCCTTATCCTGTGCGTACCAGGTATAGGTAAGGCTCTGCTTTTCTGTAGCTGCAGTCCATGCTGAACCATTATATTTCATCAAAGTAACTTTCTTTGCAGTGTGATCTACCATGTACCAGAACATCCCCGAAGTCGGATTGGACGGTGCTGTTTCACTGATGTTACCAAGCAGAGGATCTACTTCCTTCTGATTGGTACGAACAATGATGTATGGTACTAAGCCTCCAAGATTATTCTTAACTGTATAACCACCGATAGAAAGCATCTCTGATACATATGGGTCTGACTTATCCTCCACAGTAATGACATCAACATAGGACTTTCCTTCATAAGTCATCGTACATCGGTAAGACTGAATATTCAGGATATCAGACCCACTAACAGTTAATGTACTACTTGTTGCTCCATTGATATTCGTCCATTTACCACTCACATACTTTGCCCACTGATATGTCGCATTCGTAATTGCAGTCGAACCACTGTACGCAGATGTAGCAAGTTGAATACTACCAGACTGATTCTGTACGATTGTTCCGTTAGGAGCATAGACAGAAAAGACAACTGCCGCCGCTCCATTACTTCCGGCTTTGGATTTTGTCCATGTAAATACCTTGGTAACCGTCTTTCCGGAAATGGTAAAGGTCAGTGTAATATCTCCTGTCAATGTTGATGCATTTCCAAGGTCAGAAGATGCTGCAACAGAAAGTTCTAACTTGCCTGCTGCACTTGCTGTAGCTGCTGTGTTTGTTTTCACTGTAATTCCTGTAGGCAGTGTTCCCACCGCACAAGTACAAGCAGTCTGCGTAATACCCACATATCCCGTAAATGGAATAGTAATCGTACTTGCAGCAGAAGTCTTTCCACTAGATGTACACGCTATTGATTGATTTTCATTACCTAGGATAACTGAAAGTCCGCCACTCCCTGCTGAGCCGGGATTACCTTTATCACCTTTGGCACCATCATAGATTTTGGAAATCGTAAGGGTGTCAAAAACATCACTCTCAGATGTCAGCACTCTAATCTGTGCCACATTATTTACAAATACGCTATGAGTTGGCTTAACTACAAGAGTTCCACCTGTGATGGAAGTATTGTCGGAAGTTGTAGGATAATCCGCCCAGGCACCGCTGCTATTTTTATACTGCCATTTGCTGACGGCAACCCCCTGCACCTGTGCTGTAAGGGTTGCCTGCGCAGCACCGACAAGTGCCTGTGATGTGTCATACTTAAATACATAAGTATCACTGCTCACTGTACACAGCTTTGCATTTTCTGCATTCTTTACCAGGGTATAGGTAATATCTGCCGAGATGTTGATCGTATTCTTGGTTTCAGAATCGTAGTAACTAATGTAGCAGATATATGTAATCATGCCAGACGAAGATGCAGACAGCTTATTCTGATTAACAGTAAGCACTCCATTTTTGACAGTTTCACCGCTTGTCAGTACAGTTTCAGATGCCACACCATCTTTCCTCTTCCATGAAATTGTCACTCCACTTGCAGTGGGGGATACGTTTGTCTGATCCAGGAACAGCACTGGAGTCAGTACAAGATTCGTACTTACCCAGCTTGGTGCATAAGTATGTGGCAGAACATTCGGATCTTCACTTTGAGTTTTTGGAAGATTGGATGTGATATATGCAGACAGTTTTCTTTGGTCTGTGATATCCACAAATGTCTGCTGACTGGATGTTAAAATTGTAGCCATTGAAATTCCTCCTAAAGTTTTATTTCACAATAAAAGGACGCATTATCTAACACGTCCTCAGTAGTAATCGTTATTTGTTTCATGCCGATGTGGTTCTTATCCCACTCGGCATCTGCCTCTTCATCAGAGGACTTTCTGTGCCAGATAAAGCACTCGGCATCTAGTGTATCAGTAATATCCTTATCCCAGGAATAGATCTTGCAGAGCATTCTGCTTTTCTCGCCTTTGGTCTTAAATATGTTTACCCCATCAACAATCAGTTCAGTTCGATACATCTTTTGAGCATTGATATTATCAATCTCACCTGTAATCGTATCGATTTTTCTTGTTTGACCATAGATATCCTCCTCAAGTGCAGAGATATTTTTATCCTGCTTTACTGCTGCTTGTGACAGCGAAACTCCACTTGCACCGATTGTGATGGTATTTCCTGCAGGATTCAAATAATCTCTCGTCCTGCTGACACAAAGATAAGTTCCATCAATTCCGTGTGGCTTAGAAATACATTCCACATACATCCTTGCCCTAATATCTCCAATGTCTGCACCCGTATCTGATTCATCCACAATGGTAAGCTGAATACTGGTAACACCATTTACAAGGTCGGATAATCTTGATTTGGCTTTTCTTAAGAGGTTATATGGAAGAGTCACATCATCCCACACTTCTGATTTCCAAATCCAGCCGATTTCCTTAACTGCAGCATCGTCTGAAATATAATTCTTTCCACCATTTACAGATGTGATATCTACTCTTTCATCGGATTCTTTTTCATTGCCATCTTCATCAGTGATTTTCTTTTTTGCACCAAGAGGAATGAGTGCAGTGACTCGCTCTGTATGGTCTCTTGTGATTTTGACATCTGTGATGTTCTTTCCATATTCAACCTTCTGTACTGATTTGGCTTTAAAGTTGGCAAGATAATCGATGTACTTTCCATCGCTCTCATATCGCACCATAAGATATCCGCCATGTGTATTAATAAGCTTATTCTTGATGGCATCCATCGTAACTGAGTAATCAGAACTGCTGTAAGCGACATAATCATTATCATCAGTAACTGTGATATTGCCAACCTTGAACTGTTTCTGCTTTTCCACCGCCTTATTATGGACCGAGACAAACTGGTCAAACAGACCTTTGAGTGTCCCTTTATATGAAAAAGGTGGCTGCATGGTATCCTTCAGATAGGCAAGAGCCGACTCACATGTCCAGGTATGTGTGTTATATAAATCTGAACCATTATCCAAGGCTCGTCCTTCAAAAACAGTTTCATTGCCTTTTTTACAGACAATCACCGATGCCATTGGTTTGATGGAATCAATGTAAGGATGATTATACGGAGCCGACAATGTAAAGCTGTCAATGTTTTCTGCATCTTCTTTTATCTTTGCCTCTGTTATCGCAAGTTTCGATAAATTTGGATGATAGAAAACTGCTCCATCCACATATACACGAAATAACTTCATAGGCATCCCTCCCTGTAGCGAAAGGTCGTATCTCCAGTGCTTGTCACCTTTACAGAATTATTGCCATAGGAAAGCTGAAGTTCAGGGATTTCCCATTCTCCTGCACTTAATGTTTTATCAAACGAATCAGTTCCTACCTTCCATGACAGCGTAGTATCTGCTGTTGTGATGACTGTCGGAACTACTGGCATATAGTCATTTTTCAAAATGACTGTGCCACTTCCGTTTTGAACAACCTCCGTCATATCCACATGATAACGATAGGAATCCCCATCAGAGCATTCCATTACAAGCTGTCCCTTTCCGGTAAGTGGATCATAGGAAGAACTCATCTGAATCGTGCCAAGAACATAAAGATTCGGTTCTTCGCTCGTCCTTACTCTACACAGTCTTCCGGCATAACGATTGCTCACCTTAGAAGTAAGTTCATCAAACTTTACTCTTGTACCAAGCATAGAGAATGTCAAAGTAAAGGTTCTCGGTTTAAAAGATACAAGGCCAAGAACCTCGTTAAATCTGATAGGCGCATTTCTTCCCGGAACAACAACTGTCTCTGTCTGAGATTCCGGCACAGGAAATTCAATATTTTCTCGTACCCATCCAACGCTTAGCATAGATACATCATTTATATAAATATCCGGTATCATAACGAAAGCCTCCTTGTCAGTTTCTGATTTTTACCAAGTCCGTCATCGATTGCAGGAAGTAAATGTCCTACAAGAGTTCCATCATCAAGGTAGATTCCCTTTGAACTGTTATCCGCAATAATGGCCAGATACTTCTCCATAGAAGTCATATTAAGTCTTGAGTCAATCATTGCTTCAAGCTGTTTATAAAAGCCTGAAAGCGGCAGAATCGCCTCTGCTCCTGCTTCTCCTCCCATCATTAGAGAAGATCCATTCATACCGAAAGCTGTAGGCTTAGTCATAATACCACCTTCCTTATACCAATCAATCGACAGATGTGGTACAGATGGAGGTGCAATGGATAGCTTGCCCGTCACCTTGAAATGAGGAAGTTTAATCTTAGGGAGCGACAGTTTCATGCCAGAGAAAAATCCCTTGATAGCATCAACCACACTCTTGACCTTATTTTTTGCCGCTTCAATCGGTGTAGTGATTGCAGATTTTATTCCATTCCATACAGATGTAGCAGTCGATTTAATTCCATTGAAGATACTTGTGATAGTACTTTTTACGGAATTAAACACAGCCGATACTGTTGTCTTTATCGCATTGATTGGAGTAGTTATTGCAGTCTTTATTGCATTCCATACTGTCGCTGCTGTATTTTTGATGGCATTAAATACTGTAGTGACAACTGTTTTAATGGAATTGACCACTGTTGTTACCACAGTTTTTATCGTATTCCAAACAGTAGTAAATACAGTCTTGATGGCATTCATCACTGTACTGATAACTGTAGAAACTGCATTGATGACTGTTGTGACTTTGGATTTAATTGCATCCCAAACAGCAATAACAACTTCCTTGCAATTTTCCCATATAAATCGGAACGGCAGTGTGATGATATCGAATGCCGCCTCAAAGAGTGCCGCTATAAACATAATCGCAGTCTGAACTGTATTCTTGATACCCTCCCACAGATTCGTGAAGAACTCTACAATGCCAGTCCATAGATTTACAAAGAAATCCTTAATTCCAGTCCATACTTCATTCCAAGAAGTACCAAACCATCCAAGCACTACATTGGCAACATTCTGAATCACATTCATGTAGTTGGTAAAAGTATTCTTGATGAAGTCCCATACTGAACCGAAGATGCCTTTGACCCCTTCCCATACCTGCGACCAGTTGCCTGTGAAGATTCCAATAAATACATCAAGAATTCCTGTGATAACTCCAAGCACCGCTTCGAGGATATTTGCAATCTGTGTGAAGACGCCTTCAAATACAGGAGCAAGGAAGTTACAGAGTCCGTTCCAGATGGCAGATACAACTTCCTTAAAATTCTGGAAATCGAATCCTAAAGCATTCAGTCTGTCTGTAATGCCCTGTGCAAAGCCACTGAATACAGATTTGATTCTCTCCCAGATAGCAATAATGCTGTTTCTGAAATCTTCATTGGTTCTCCACAAATGTACAAAGGCAGCAACAAGTACTGCTATAACCGCGACTACTGCAACCACAGGTGCAGAGATGCCACCAATCGCAGCACCGACCTTACCCATCACACCGGATACTCCTCCAGCATTGGTAACAAGACTGGTAATCTTAAGTCCCAGTTTGCTGAATGCCTGCATGGCCACACCGACTTTGGATATCACCGTACCAAGTATCACAAGGAACGGTCCCAATGCCGCAATGAAAAGTCCAATCTTTACAATGACCTGCCTTTGACTCTCATCAAGGTTGTTCAGCCAATCCACAAAGGATTGAATCTTTGCTACGATGTTTTTAATCATTGGCATAAGTGAATCACCAATGGAAATTGAAAAACCCTCTACTGCAGACTTTAAGATCGTAAGCTGACCGGATAAGTTATCAAGCTGAGTGTCTGCCATCTGCTGTGCTGCTCCGCCACTGTTTTCGATGGCAGTCTGCAAGTCTGTCCAGGTATCACCCGTATTTGCAAGCAGTGCATTTACAGAAGAAAGATCTGTTTTATTAAAAATCTTACTGATGATATTTGCCTTTTCCTCAGCAGTCATACCATCCATACTCGTATTCAAATCTCCGAGTATATCGTTCAGTGAACGCATATTTCCTTCGGAGTCATAAACAGACAGACCAAGTGCCTCCATCTGAGCAGCTGCTGTGTCAGTTGGACTTTGCAATGACAGAATGACGTTACGAAGGTGCGTACCGCCCTCTGCTCCTTTGATACCATTATTAGCTAAGATACCCAGTGCTGTATTAAGTTCAGCGGTTCCTCCTTTGACCGTCTTTGCTGTTGCACCGATAGTAAGTATTCCTTCGCCAAGCTGACCCACAGATGTGTTTGTGCTGGATGCGGTCTTGGCCATCTGGTCAACCATCTTATCTGCATCCTTTGTTTCCATACCAAGAGCAGACATTGCATCGGTAACCATATCGGATGCCGATGCCAGATCAAGACCACCTGCAGCTGCAAGGTTAAGTACTGTAGGAAGTGTATCTGCCATCTCCTGCGTATCGTATCCGGCAAGAGCAAGGTAGTTTAATGCCTCGGCACATTCACTGGCAGAAAACGCAGTCTTGGAACCCATCTCTTTTGCAAGGTCGGACAGTGCATCCATTGTATTCACGGACTGCCCATCAAGCGTTGACATGGAATCCTTTGTGATTCCCATTGTTGCCTGAACCTGGCTCATGGAACTTTCAAAATCTGCAGCTGTCTTTACAGCAGCTCCACCCATTGCAGTAACTGCAGCAGATGCCACGGATACTTTCTTTCCGACATTTGTAACACCATTGCCAAATGATTCTACCTTTGAACCAACTTCTCCGATTTTAGACAGTGTCTGATTGGTCTTAGACGCCTGTGATTCCAACTTTTGAAGTTGTGCTTCCGTCTCAGCAATCTCACGTTGAAGAGCATCATATTGCTCCTGTGAAATCTCACCCTTCTGCAGCTGTTCATTTGCCTGCTGTGCTGCTGTTTTAAGCGTTGCTAATTTTTCCTTTGTCTCACTGATTGCCTGTGTCAGAAGTTTTTGTTTCTGAACAAGCAGTGTTGTGTTAGTCGGATCAAGTTTTAACAGCTTTTCTACATCCTTAAGTGCAGACTGCGTATTCTTAATCTGACCATTGACTCCCTTTAAAGCGGTCTGAAGTTTGGTAGTATCACCGCCAATTTCGACAGTGATACCTTTGATTCTGTTTGCCATTGGCGTCTACCTCCTTAAAAATTTGCATAATAAAAGCCCGGATTTCTCCGAGCTATTAGAACTTATCAAAGTCCTCCTGCGTTGCCAGATTGTCGTATTTGACAGAGTCATTTCCTTTTTCAGTCCAGATATCCATCACCATTCCAATGGTTAGATAATCCAAATCTCTGATGGAAATTCCTATCTCAAGACAACGCAAGAGGAATAATGGAGTTGTCATCTCCCTGCTACTGCGTTTAAGTTTTTTTTAGAGTCAACATCCGTGATAAGGTTCGTTCCCCAAAGTGCAAGAATCTCTGGCAGCACTTCATAAATAGAAAACATCTCAAACTGGTCAAGCCAATCATCGATGCTATCTGGGATGCTGTTGTCCGCATGATATGCCATGATATATGCCACGTTCTCGAAGATTTCCAAATCATCGATAGCGAACTCTTCTCCCTCTTCCTTACTGCCTTTATAGGAACTTTCCAACTTTGCTAAATCCTTAAAAATGTCTCTCTTGAACTTTGCACGATATAACCTTGGAACAGTAGCCGAGGAGCGAAATGCCACCTCTTTGCCACCAACATTAATTACTTTCTTCAGCATAATTATTTACCTCCTGTCAAAGCAGATGATGCAGAAGCGGTCTTTGCTACTGGAACATAGACTGCCTTGTACCAATCGTTGTAAGTTGCATCCGTAGTTGTGTCTCCGGTTCTTGATTTTACAAGACCATCCTCTCTAGGATCTGCTGTCAAAGACAACTTCTCTGTACCAGGTTCAATGGTATCTTCCTTTGTTTCAGATTCGATAGAAGGACGAGATGCCGTGCAGTTATACATGACATGACGGATGCACTTTGCATCACCATCAAATTCGAAAAGCAGTGCAAACTTCTCCATCTCTGCAATCTTGGAATTCTCAACAAGAACACCATTCTTATCAAGTTCTTCCTTAAGGATGTCAGTTCTAAACCATTCCGGAATAAGGGCAATCTCTAAGTCACCGCTATAACCGTTGTTAGATACCGAACGGAAATACACGATACCATCCGCATAGAACGGAGAAGTATCACCTTCTGCATCCAAACTGATGCTTACTGCACCGGGAATTGCTCTTGGTGTTTCATAGGAATACCCACCATCTTCTGTCCTTGTCAGCTTTGCTGCATGGACATTTTTAAGGTTATATTTTACTTTATTCGCCATAATCTAAGCCTCCATTTCAAATGAATACAGGACTTCATACATCTTTTCGCTTTCGATCCACGTCTCTGTGTGATCATAAAAAATGCCGTACTCATCAAGTACAAACTCTACTTTCTGTTCCACCGACAAGTCCTTGAAATCGGTGTACAGTTCTATATGAACTTCGTTTACCTTCAAATACACTCTTCCATCAGCTGCAAAGTTATCACTGCCAGGCAAGAGATAGCAGATAAACGGTGGATCTGGACTTTCTCCCTCTGCAAAATGGTCATAAGCAAAAGGAATATCCATCTCCTCTAACATTTTTAACAGCTTATCCATCACATACCTCCAAGTGCTCTGGTGATTTCTGATTCCAGTGTTTCTATCGCAGACTCTTCTGCTTGTGCAATATGAGGTCTTGCAGCAACTCTGCCACCTCCACGCTTGGCATGACCATGCTCCAGAAGGTGTGCAAGCTGATATCTATTTCTAGAATGTACTGTTACTTCCAAGGAATTCGATGTTTCCTTGGTTTTCTTTACACTCCATGATTTTGCGTATTTACCCGTATCAGCAGGTGCTGTTGCAGAGATTTCTTTTCTAACCTCATTGCCAGCCTTTCTGACTGCTTTCTTCACATCATCTGAAGCAAGGTCAGCATATTCCTTCAAACCTTCCATAATCTCTTGGGCAAGGTTATCAATCTTTGTAGCCATTACTTCTTCCTCTCTTTCTCACATTTGAACTTCAGACACTTCTTCTTAAAATTCATATGGTCAATCGACACGATGTTATAGACAGAACCTTCAAAAAGAATCCTGCATTTGGTGGAATCAATATCAGTTAATGCTTTGCAATATCTGACCGTAAAAGAAATATCCGAATCATCTACAATAAGACCTGCTACACTCTTTTCAGAGCCACCTTCGCCACTTACCGTTGCAAAGCAGGTGTGATAATCTGTCCAAGTATTCTTATGATTGCCGATGGTATCTACAACAGTTTCATTCTTCTGCACGGTAATCTTTACATTCAAAAGAGCAATATCCATCAGAACACACTCCTTCTTACACCTTCAAGCAGTGAGCGGAGGGAAATGGTAAGCCGATGGTGGTCTGCATCTTCTCGATGTTCATACAGATAGGCAACTGCGTACATGACAGCAATCTTTGATGATGGAATCGCACCAAGTTCATCAACTGATAACCTTGCTATATCTGCACATAGATTCTGCCCGGTTGTGATGAAGTTCTCGATAAGTGCGTCATCATCATCGAAGTCCACACGAAGGTAACCCTTCATCTCATCAAGATTTACAATCATTTCTATCACCGCCTAATAATCTGTGACACCTTATGACTGGCATTCCCTATATCTATATATAGGATTTATTTTTTACCCCTATAGAAAAGGATGGTAAATAGCCGTCATAGGGTGTCACACTTAATTATTCTTAACCCTTAGCACTTGCAGTTTCTTCCTTAAGCTTTAAGATCTTTACTGCTTCAGGAAGGATAAGCTTACCATCGACTCTTTCCTTGGCTACATAACCGACCATGCCGTTACCGGCGAAAAGTTCACGCAGTTCTGCAAAAGAACGAGAACCACGATCACCAATGTTGTAGTAACTATAATCACCGAATGCAATCGCATTTGTAGGTGCGAAAGCAGAAGTGTGAACAGCATAGCCAAGAACTCTGTCAGGTTCTCCTTCCTTGTATGAAGGCTGCCAGATATATGCTCCGTTGTTATCCTTAAGCTTTCTGATAGAAGCAAGTGTTGCATCATTCATGATGAAAGATGCGTTCTTACGATAAGGTCTCTTAAGACCGTATACCAAATCGATAAGGTCATCGGACTTGATGGCTGCAGTAAGCGTTGCTGCAATCTGACCACCACCCTTTGATGCAAAGATGCCTGTAGGCTTTCCGGTACCGGTACCGTTAAGGAATGCGTCCTCTTCGGCATTTGCTAAAGCCTTACCGAACTGAGTGATGATGTAGTTTTCAAGACCGAAGGCATTGTCATAAAGCAATTCTTCAGTAACCTTGATTGCTACATGAAGCTTGTAGGCATCAAGATAGATCTGGTCGAATGTTGCATCACCAAAAGATAATGCTCCACCTTCCTCAATCCATGCCGCCGCAGGCTTGGTAGCTGCGATGTTGATTTTGTGCTGACCTGCAGTAGTAATCTTTGTAGCAAGGCTACGCATGATGTTCTCCCCATCAAGCACATCGATAAGTCTGCGGTCATACTCTTCCGGTACAAGGTAGCCACCATCGGCATCTACACCTTCCTGAAGTACATTGCTTACATTACGGAAATTAGAACGCATTGCAGAAAGCATTGCGTCCTTATATGCATCAGATGCCCTGCCTGTTTTAACCTTGTCGGCTTCACCCATAAAAGGCTTACCGGTAATCGGAGAATTAACAGGCTTTGCAAGTTCTGCTTCTCTGCGTTCAGCTCTTGTCTGACGGTCGATAGCAGCTGTCAAATCCTCGATTTCCTTCTCCATCTTGTTGTATGCTTTGGTATCCTCATCGGAAAGCACACCATTCTTGTCTTCGTGAGTTTCTACAAAGTTCTTTGCAGTTTCCCACACTTTTGCTCTTTTTTCGATTAAATCCTTAATAGTCATAATAGAATTCCTCCTTAAATGAATTTCTTAATAAAGTCCAGACGCTCCTTAATCTCCTTTGCAGGAGTGCCCTTGTTTGCAGGTGCAGAAATCTCTGCCTGCTTTGTTAGAGTTTCTTTAGACTGGACATAGTGTTTTTCCAGCTTGTTCATAAGAGCGTTGTTTACCGCCTTGCGTGAAAAAAGCATCGAATCCGTTGGTTTCTTTTCATTATCTTCGTCCTCTTCTTTAGGCTCTGTATTCGGCTTTGTTTCTGCTCTTGTGATAATGTCATCAGCAAAGCCAAGTTCAACGGCTTTGTTGGCATCCATCCAGGTTTCGGCATCCATCAAGTGACTAAGTTTCGACCTTGAAAGACCGGTCTTAATCACATAGGCATTGATGATGGACTCTTTCACTTCTGCAAGCATATCAATTGCTTTTTGCATTTCTGCATGATCACCAAATGCTACGGTTGCAGGATTATGAATCATCATCATTGAAACAGGGGACATAAGTACTGTATTTCCTGCCATTGCAATGACCGATGCTGCTGATGCTGCAATGCCATCAATCTTCACTGTGACGTTTCCTTTGTACTGTGTGAGCATATTGTAAATCTGAGCCGCAGCCACACAGTCACCACCTGGAGAATTAATCCATACGGTAATATCTCCACTTCCGGCATTTAACTCATCCTTGAAAAGCTGTGGTGTGACATCATCATCAAACCAGCTCTCTTCGGCAATGGTGCCGTGTAACTCAAGGACTCGTTCTGCGATTTCTTCGTTTGCCTGGTTCAGAGTTTTTCGACTCTTCCAGTTCCAGAACTTCTTGTTCTTCATCTGCTTTCTCCTCTCCGTCTGATGTATCCGGGCTTGCTGCAAAGATACCTGCATCTTCAAGCTTGGTCATGTTGCCGTTGATAAGATAAAGGTCACCACCGAGTTCAGCAGGAATCCTGTCTAGATTCTCCAGTTCCCTTATGTCATTGGCAGACATCCAGCCATTCTGTCTTGCTGTAGCATAGCCGTTCATTCGGCTCTGATAATCTCCACGCAAAAGTCCGTCTACATTAAACTTGATAAAATAATTCTGTTTTTCCTCTGCAGTTAACAGAGAACGAGCCATATTCTGCTCCCACCTTGAAACCCAGGGGTCAAGAGTGTATTTCACAAATTCTAGTGACTGTTGCTCAATATTAGAAAAGCTCGACTTCTCAAGATCACCTACCATGTGTGGCGGTACTCTGAAAATTCGAGCAATCTCATCTATCTGAAATTTTCTTGTTTCTAAAAACTGTGCTTCGTTTGGAGAAATGGAAATCGGTGTGTACTTCATCCCTTCTTCCAGAACGGCAACCTTATGTGAATTTGCACTTCCACCAAAAGTCTGTGACCAGCTGTCCCTGACCTTTGAGGGGTCTTTAAGAGTTCCCGGATGTTCAAGAACACCACTCGGAGCAGCACCGTTGGCATAGAACTTACTTCCATACTCTTCAGCTGCGATAGCAAGTCCGATAGCATTCTTGGCCATTGCAATTGGCGAGTAGCCTACAAGACCGTCAAAGCCAAGTCCCGGAATATGCATCACTTCATCAGGGGCAAGCTTAACTGTTGCTCCCTTATTGGTAGGAGCATCATCTGAACTTACCTGGTATTCATAATACAGATGCCCGTGTTCATCTCTATCAACTTTCATTCTGTCCGGCATAAGAGGATACAAAGCAATAATCTCACCCTTGCCGTTCCTGATAATCTGTGCGTAGGCATTACCCCAAAGAAGAAGGTGTGTCATAAGAGTTTCTCTAAAAACAAAACTTGTCATCTCCGGATTAGGTTCATCATGCAACAGCATATATAAAGGATGGTCTACAGCTTTTACCTTGCTGCCCTTTGCATCGTATTTATAAAAATGTAATGGCAAACTTGCTACTGCTTCGGACAGGATACGAACACAGCTGTAAACTGCAGTCATCTGCATTGCCGAGCGTTCGTTTACTCTTTTTCCACTTGTACTGCCGCCCATAAAAAAGCTGTAGGCACTGCCTGCGGTTCTGTTTGTGGGTGCATCTCTTGTCCTGAATAAGCCTTTGAGAATTCCCATTCCAATCACCATACCTTTCTTAACTAAAATACCAATAAGCCTCGTGTATCGTAGACTGATTCGGTCACGTCATTCCCACATCTGATTGCTCTGTCAAGTGCCATGATTGTTGCGATGGCACCGTCAATCTTTTCAGTTGATTTTTCCTTATCTGCCTTGATGTTTCCCGCCGGGTCAGTACGAATAAAGATATTATCCATATTCCACCTTAAGACCGGATGTCCGCCATGTGCTATCTTCTTTTCTAGCACCAATTTCATCAGCTCTTTGGTCGGTGGACTCATATCTTTAAATCCTTGTCCAAACGGAACAACCGTAAATCCCATGCCTTCAAGGTTCTGCACCATCTGCACAGCACCCCAGCGGTCAAAGGCAATTTCTCTAATATTGAAACGCTCACCGAGGTTTTCGATAAATTTCTCGATAAAGCCGTAATGGACTACATTGCCCTCCGTGGTCTGCAAATAACCTTTTCGCTCCCATAGATCATAGGGAACATGATCCCTTCTTACTCTAAGATCAAGGGTATCTTCCGGCACCCAGAAATAAGGAAGAACTACAAACTTGTCATCTTCATCAAGAGGCGGAAACACAAGTACGAATGCCGTGATATCCGTTGTACTGGATAAGTCCAGTCCTCCGTAACATACACGCCCTTCAAGTTCATCTTCATTTACAGCAAAATCACAGGCATCCCATTTTTCCATCGGCATCCATCGTATCGATTGTTTTACCCACTGATTAAGCCTTAGCTGTCTGAAGGAGTTTTCTTCTCCAGGGTTCTGCTTTGCAGAGTCACAGGCAGCTTTTACTTTTTCTATGGCAACGGTAATACCAAGTGATGGATTTGCTTTCTTCCACACCCTCGGGTCTGTCCAGTCTTCAGACTCGTCTGCTCCGTAGATGACGGAATAAAAGGTAGGGTCAACTTTTCTGCCTGCCTCAATATCTAAAGCCTTCTGGTGTATCTCATAGCAGATGGAGTTCGTATCATTCCCAGCTGTTGTAATAAGGAAATACAACGGCTGCATACGAGCATCACCCGAACCCTGAGTCATTACATCATAAAGTTTTCGATTTGGCTGGGTGTGCAGCTCATCGAAAATTACTCCATGTGTATTAAAGCCATGCTTGTTTGCAACATCCGCCGACAAAACTTGATAAAAACTGTTGGTTGGCTTATATATTAGCTTCTTTTGCGACTCCAGTATCTTCACTCTTTTCATAAGAGCCGGACAGAACCTTATCATGTCAACGGCAACATCAAATACAATTTTTGCCTGATTTCTGTCTGCTGCACATCCGTACACTTCCGCTCGTTCTTCTCCATCACCACATAAAAGAAGAAGTGCAACGGCAGCTGCAAGTTCCGATTTTCCTTGTTTCTTGGGTATTTCGATATATGCTGTGTTGAACTGTCTGTATCCGTTTGGCTTTAATACTCCAAACAAATCTCTAATAATCTGTTCCTGCCAGTCTATCAATTCAAATTTCTTTCCTGCCCACGTTCCTTTGGTATGGCATAGTTCCTCAATAAAGCTGACAGCATAATCTGCCATCTGCTCATCGTAATGAGAAGACTTCGCCATAAGCTTCGTGGGTTTATACTTTTTCAGTTTTCTCATTTGCCATCACCTCCACAAATAAAAATAGCCACCATCATCGGTGACACCAATAAATATTTCTATACGAGATACAGAAGCCTTTCAGCTTCCGTTCCCGATAACATTTCGTTATTCAGTCTAGTTAAAATCATTCAACAGGATGCAAAGAGCAAGTTCCGCCTCTTCGCAGGTCGGCTCAATATCCCAGCCTCTATCGTAGTTGGCAATCCACTCACCGTCCATCTTAAGGCTCAGTTTGGAAATCTTACCACCGTTGATGCCGTAATCCTCGCTAGGTTCTTCAAAAGATTTCACCCAGTATTTTACGCTCTTGTATCCGCCATCCTTCTTAGGGATTCCGATTGTTCCTTCTGCCCACATGCTTATCTCACCTCCATCTTGATTGCTGGAATTCTTGCATGCTCTCCAGTCTTCCAGTCGGTGTGTCTTGCGTTGACTGTTGTAAGTCCGTTCATGCAAATGCCTTCTTTCTCAAATGCTGCGAGGGTTTCGATAAGGCTTGAAAATGTTGAACTGATGGTAAACTCTGTGATGCCTTCTGTTCTTAAGCAGTCTGCAATCTCTTTGATGTCGTAATCCCAAATGACCTCGTTAAAATCAATAAGGTCGTTGCCAGATTCTTCTTTGGAAGTTCTGTATGCCCAGAAAAGTGTAGGATTGATTCCTTCATCCTTAAGGCTTTTAACCTTGTCCTCGATTGCCTTTTCAAATGTTCTGATTTCCTTCATTGTGATGTCCTCCTAAGTGTTTTCTTTTCCTTTCGGTACACTATATATCACTCTAAAAGCACATAATAGCAAGTTAATTACTGGCATATATGTGACAATTATTTTGGAAGAAAACTGTGTGTTTTAGACATCTCCGTAAAGGATAAAATGGACATAAATTTCACGATTTTCTTCAAGGAATATCACAAGCTCGTAGAAACTATATTCATTGGCAAGTTTCTGCACCGTAGGTACATCAAACATATTGGTAAGACCTGTGGATCTGATGTATAAAATCTGTTCTTTTATCTTCTCATCCATAGCCTTACTCCTCGTCTGTACAATCCGGCAGTCCTATTGCAAGTTCTGTATACACCTTCGTGTATCTGCTCTGTTCACTGCCTTCGGATGATACCATTGCTCGAAGGTAGAAATCCATCGCATCCTTTCTGCTGTCCCATGTTTCGGTGCTGCCGTAGCAAGTGACCTTCACACTGTCTAGCTTTCTGCAGCCGTCTTCTCCATAAATCACATTGAGTCCGCTACCATTATCCCAAGCAACCATAATACTTGCTGTATCATCTACACCAACAACTGTTCCTTTTGTCCCAATCGGCGGTGCCTGTACATCATCCATGTGGGTAAGTTCTACTCTGCATCCGGCAGGGTACTGCCTGCGTACCCTTTCCACAATCTCTTTACTCGGAAATCTCATCGTCTGCCGCCTCCTTCTTTGCTCCATTCTTAAAAGCAGATGATCCTGTCAGATTTCTTAAAAGTATCTTTCGGTCAGTTTTGTACTCCTCACCGATAAATCCAAGTCTTAAAAGGAAACATCTGAATGCATATTTTTCGTTTGTGACCTTCTTCTCAGAATTATTGATTCGCTTTTGTTTTTTACTCATCTCACAAAGTTTGGAAATAAATCTAGTGTATACCTGTGTGGCCTCTGCACTCGGCAATTCTGGAAACCAAGGAAATGAAACATTTTCCTCATCAATTTCAATTCGGATGTCATCCACTCCCAAGGCTTTCTTAATTAACTCTCCTTTTGCATCAAGTAAGTTTGTAAGGTTCCCAACTCCAACATTCTCAATGGGAATTGCCACTGTAAGCCCAACATCTTCACCCTGTGACATTTCTTCCGGCTCTTCGGATGTTTCCTTGTCCTCGGCTATAAAGCCTTTGTCAACAAGTTTCTGCAAAAGGTCTTTGATGTCCTTTGGAAATATGTTCTTCTCAAACTCCGCACCACCGTTTTTGTCGATGATCAATCCGCCAAAATCATAAGCTGCTGTTGGCATTCCCATGTACTTTGCCTTGGTTCCAAGGATTTCTCCAATTGCTGTAACCAGTGCTTTTCGTTCTGCTCCGGTTCGGTTAAATTCTACTCTCATTGTGAGTACCTCCTTTATTTTTCGGTACTACATATATCACTCTAAACGCCTGATATATCAAGCACTATCTGTGAATATTTAAGTAGAATATACACCGATTTATTCCGCACGATTTTGTGCATAATATGCTATCCCCGAAAGAACAAATACAACATTCGGAAGTGCCACTCCGTTGCCCCACATCTTATACTCCGCTGAGTCTGAATGTGGGCTCTGCAGCCATTTTCTGATTTGATTATCTGTCTTCAGCTTTGTTTTCTTTCCGATTGCATCAGCGTGTGTCTGAAAGATTTCTCTCCATATAGAAATATCCTCATCTGCAGGATTTTCTATAGCAAGATTATCACACCACCAATCCGGAAATCCCTGCAGTCTTGCACATTCCGTAGGGGTAAGTCTTCTCACAATATATCTCGGTTCATTAACGATAGGTGGATCCTTGTAATCTGTGGCAACGAGTGTGCTTGCCATTTCTTCTTCAGCGGATGTAAAAAATGACGCCTTGGAAGAACTATACACCGGATGAGCTACTCCGCTTGCTCCTGCTGCCACAATAGTCGGCTCTACTTCCTCTTCAATCTGAAAGCTGAACTTCGCATTGTAGCCTTGGTTCATTGCAGGTCTTCCGATACCGTATGCAGGCTCTCCCACAAAGTTCTCGTGAGGATTTCCCATCATCTGCGAAGACGGTCCCTTGGGTCCATCGTTGGCAGAAAGCGTTGCATGGACATCTGCAAATGCCACTGCATGCTGCTCCGTTGCATTTAATGTGTACATGACATCTGATTCCTTATATCCATCACCCTTATGGGAAGGACGAGTACCATTGCCCTCAATGACAGCAATGCCACCTTGATTGCAGCTTGGATTTCCACCATTGCCGTCAAGTGTGCGAGAAGTATTAGCCTCATAGAATCCACTGTTGGGATTATCTGATTTCATGGAATTGCTGTCCTTTGAACAGATGCCGTAAGCTACTACTGCAACACCGCCTTGGTTGGAATCGGGACTGTTTCCACCGGTATCAATAGTTCTTGATGTATCGGTTTCATACACATTGTTTCTTGCATTTTTTGTTCCTTCGGAGGTTAGCCTAACATCAAAACTTTTCATATCTTCCACGATAAACGGCTGGTTATTTCCGCCTGTTCCATAGGTAGAAAGAACGGTCTGCGACACATCAAGAGGACCCTTATACCTTGAATCTTGTCCATGATTTTCAAACATCAGACCGATGCTTGCATCTTCAGTGCTTTCTCTAACAGCGGCGGCAGAACCTTGCCACGAAGAGATGCTCGTCTTAGAATACCCAGACAAGCCTTCTGACTCAAATAGTATTTTTCCGGCACACCAGCCTGCAAAATCTGCGACAAGGTAGATACGTTTTCTTCTCTGGGGTACTCCCCAAAACTGAGCATCAAACTGTCTCCAGGCAACGGAGTAACCATCTCCCATGATTTTTCCTGCACGGTTCCATTTGTTAGGTTTAGGCACTGACACTGATTCATCTTTGATTTTGCAGACCTCTTCAAGGACGGCACGGAAGTCTTCTCCCTTATTGGAACTGAATGCTCCGGGGACATTTTCCCAGACGATAAATCTTGGCTTTTGTCCATTTGTCTTACACCTCATTTCTTTTATGATTCTGACTGCCTCATAAAACAAACTAGACCTTGAACCACCAAGTCCATCACGCTTGCCTGCAATGCTCATATCCTGGCATGGACTGCCAAAAGTGATGATGTCCACAGGTTCAATTTCAGCTCCATTCATCTTGGAGATATCTCCATAGTGTTTTACCTGCGGCAGTCTTTTTGTTGTAACTCTAATAGGGAACGGCTCAATTTCTGAACTCCAAATCGGAGTGATACCGGAAATTAGTCCTCCCAAAGGAAAACCCCCGGAACCATCAAACAGACTTCCGAGGGTCAAATTCTTATTCTCCATCTGCTCCCTCCACCTCTTTTACAAGGTCGGAGTAAGCAAGTTTCTCTCCGTTTCTTATAACGAATACATTATCTGTATCACCGGTATCCTCAACATATCTGCGAAGAATAACTGATGCGTATTTCTCATCAAGTTCCATCGTATGACATACACGGTTTGTCTGTTCACAGGTCATGAGCGTTGAACCACTGCCACCAAAAGTATCAATGACGATTGCATTTTCCTGACTTGAATTTCCAATTGGATATGCAAGCAGGTCAAGTGGCTTTGAAGTTGGATGATTCTTATTCTTTTTCGGCTTATCGAAGTTCCAGATGGTAGTCTGACTTCTGCCTGCACTCTTACTCCAGTAGTGCTTTCCATTCTGTAGAAAGCCGTAAAGAACCGGTTCGTGCTGCCACTGATAATCACTGCGGCCAAGTACCAGGGAATTCTTTACCCAGATGCAGCACCCAGATAAATGAAATCCTGCATCCACAAATGCTTTTCTGAAGTTCAGTCCTTCCGTATCAGCATGGAACACATACGCTGATCCACCCTTTTCCAAATGCTCTGCCATGTTCTTAAATGCTGAAAGCAGGAATTCATAGAATTTATCATTTGCCATCTTATCATTTTTGATGGATAGACCATCGGAACTTTCAAATGCCACATTGTAAGGTGGGTCAGTAATGATAAGGTTGGCTTTTTTACCATCCATAAGTGCATCTACATCTTCTGAAGAAGTCGCATCGCCACACATCAGTCTGTGTCTGCCAACCATCCAGATATCTCCACGCTGTACAAAAGCAGCCTTTTCCAGTGCATCGGATAAATCATAGTCATCATCTTTCACGCCGGAAGTATCATCCGAACCAAAGAGATCCGCAATCTCGCTTTCGTCAAATCCCGTAAGTCCGATATCGAAGTCCTCACTATTGAGAGTCTCAATCTCAATACGAAGTAACTCTTCGTCCCATCCTGCATCCATTGCCATTCGGTTGTCTGCCAGAATATATGCTTTCTTTTGTGCATCTGTAAGGTAATCCACAAATACACAAGGCACTTCAAGTATTCCTTCTTCCTTTGCAGCAAGGATTCTTCCGTGACCTGCGATAACATTAAACTCTCGGTCAATAATGACAGGATTGATAAAGCCGAACTCTCTGAGACTGGAACGCAGTTTCATCACCTGCTCTGCAGAGTGGGTTCTTGCATTATTTACATAAGGGATTAGTTTGGAAACAGCTACAAGCTGCATTTCTGTTGTTGTCTTACTCATAGCAACCTCCACTAAAAAAGACCCCACTCAGCGAATTTTTCAAATCCGCCTACGGAGTCTATGTAATCTTTTGCAATATTCACGATGTCCTGATATGGGATTCCATCGACTGTTTCATCACCAATGGCACAGCAGATTTCTACAGGCTTACCCGTTTTCTGTGCTTTTAGGAAAGCATAGATATTAACGGATACATCAGCTTTTGATAAGTCCTTACCATGAAGCCCTCCACCTGTTACTGAATCAGCCATATCGGATCCAAGTTTTCTGTTGGTTGCACCACTATCAACATCAGTGCCACCAGTCCAGTCACCGAGTGGATTGATTTCTGCACTTGGATATGTATTTTTCAAATCTGTAGTTTTTGCATTGCTCTGACAGATGATAAGTCTTGCCTCATCAAGAATGTACTTCCCATCATACGGATAAGAAGTGTAGATTTCTCTTGCAATCTTAGAGAGTTCCTTCTGCTCTTCAGTCAGTGGCATTCCCTTAAAGATTCCATTGTCACCACATCTGATTTCCTTTGACTGATTTTCTGCCAGATGTACGTCTTGTGGCACAATCTGAATAAATACCCTGATACCAGGAGCGAACCTATCAACGATAAATGCGACATCTTCCTTTTCCATATCTACCGATGTTTCAATTACCACATGACCATAACCATGACCAACAAGCACCTCAACAGCAATCTTCGGATTTTCCTGTTTCTTATATGCCAAATCTACAATAGCACCTGCAATCCTGTCACAGATTTTATCAGGGTGCATAGGATTTACTTTTTCAATCATACTTACTTTCTCCCTTCTCTCGCTCTAAGCAAGCGTTCCATCAAATCGTCCTGCGGAGCAGCATCGTCATAGTCGGTACTGCAGTTTTCTTTGACAATCTGAAATATCTCATTCCAGAGCCTTATGGCTTGGTTCATATAGTTGATGCCAATATTGATAAACGGAGATGGGATTGGTTTCTGAGTTGTTGGATGTTTGGAAAGAAAACCCAACTTATTGGTCATCTCCTCACACTGTATCCAACGAGCAGAGCACATCGCATATCGTTCAATCAACTGTGTAGATACTTTTGATGCACAGCCTATCTTTTTAAGCCACTGCCATGTTTCTTCGTAAATTTCAGATGCCTGCAGCTGTGAACCATCTCTTTGGTCAGCTGACAGGAAGTCATGTGGCTTAGGCATATCCACACCATCTACTTCTGGGATATCCAAAACTTCTAATTTTCTGCCTCCTGGATTTCCGCTGTTTGCTTTATCTTTGACAGCCGATTTCTTTCTTCCGGCACCGGGTCTGGCACCACCACGGCCGCCTATATTATTTGATTTTGTAGGCACGTCTCGTTCCTCCTTTGAATTTCTAAAAATAGTTATAATGGGTAGTCGGTTTAATTACCCTTTTGAATATGCTTTTTTTACACGCAAGACCCCACGCCGTTCCACGGTGGTCCCAGTGTTAGAGATTTTGACCGCCCTTGGGGTCAGTCATCATATCCGTAAACACGATATTTTTTGCTTCCGTGATAATCTCCACGCTCAGCATGGATCTTGGCATGACAGCTTTTGCAAAGAGAAATCAGATTGCTTCTGTCATGGGTGCCACCTTCTGACAACGGTTTCTTATGATGAACCTCATCTACCGGAACAATGATTCCTTTTTCAAAACAGATCTCGCAGAAAGGATGTTCCTTAACATAGCTGTCACGGATTCGTTTCCACGCTCTTCCGTACCTGCGGCGTACAGCTTTGTCTCTGCCATACTTCTCGTAGGAACGATTAGCTTCTTTCTCATGTTCCTCACAGTACCTTCCGTCCGTTAGGTTTGGACAGCCGGGGAAACTACAAGGACTCTTCGGTCTTCTTGGCACATCTGCACCTCCTCCTAACATAACAAAAGCCTCTGCAGGATTTCTCCTACAAAGGCTCTGTCGTTTTTATATATTTTTTTCTACAATACCATTCTACATCATTTCGATATGAACAGGGAGTGGCCTAGGGGTGATCTAGGGGTGTCCTCTTTCAAAGCTGTCCAATGCACGTCTATGTAGTTTCTTTGTCCAACGCAGTGAGTAATGCATTCGAACAGAAATATCTGGCATTGATAAAAATTCCAAGTACCTATACCTAAGAATCATCTGTTCCATCGGATCTTCCACAACATCAATTGCATTGTCCACTTTAGTTTTAATCTCATCAAGCTTTTTATAATCTTCAGCAATCTCTCGCTCTAAATCATCAATCTTCTCTAAGTATCGTATAAATGGTGCTTTGGTATTAGGATTGCTTGAATAATGCTCCTCGAATCCCGGTGATGACGGACTGCATGACAGTTCTCTGTAAAATCCAAGTTTTATCTTCTTTTCGTTGATTTTGTTGTTCAGAATAAAAGGTCTGTTTAGAAACTCATTACCTTGCATCCACACCACCTCCGATTCTTGCCTTAACCGCATCTATAAGATCTGTCTGTGTTTTCTCTTTCAGTTTCAGTGCCTTCATCACATCTTCATCAATGGTGTCCTTTGAAATAATGTGGTGTATGACAACTGTGGATTTCTGCCCCTGTCTCCATAGCCTTGCATTGGTCTGCTGATAGAGTTCCAACGACCAGGTAAGACCAAACCATATAAGGGTCGAACCACCACTTTGCAAATTCAAGCCATGTCCGGCACTTGCAGGATGGATTACAGCAATCGGTATCTCACCATTGTTCCAATCCCTGATATCCTTTGAAGTCTTGATTTCACGAACCTTGAATCTTTCCTTGATTCGCTCCAAATCGTGGTTATACCAGTAAGCTACAAGTACAGGTTTGCCATTTGCACCTTCGATTAAGTCCTCAAGTGCATCAAGCTTACGGTCATGAATATGAAAGACCTCTTTTTCTTCATTATAGATAGCACCATTGGCCATCTGCAGAAGTTTGCCAGAAAGAGCAGCTGCATTTGCAGCATCAATTTCTTCATCTTCCAAAGACACAACCATTTCCTGCCTTAATTCGTCATATACAGAACGTTCCTTTTCTGAAAGCTTTACTTCCACTTCGTTCATAATGCATTCAGGCATTTTAAGAAAATCTGCCGACTTCATAGAAATCGTAATATCCGATATCAGTCTGTAGATGGCATCTTCTGCACCAGGTCTTGGTTTATATGAAAATATCATCTGCTGATTTCGTTTATCTGGCACAAAGAAATTCATTCTATAGTGCGTGATGTATCTTCCGAGCCTTTCTCCCATGTCAAGGAGTCTAAATTCTGCCCATAGATCCATAAGTCCGTTACTGCTTGGAGTTCCTGTAAGACCTACGATTCTTTTTACCTTTGATCTTACTTTCAGTAGGCTTTTGAATCGTTTAGCCGATGCAGACTTGAAAGACGATAACTCATCAATGACTACCATATCAAAATCAAATGGGAAACCACTCTTGCTGATAAGCCAGTCAACATTTTCTCTGTTGATCAGATAGATACCGACGCTTTTTCTTAATGCCTCTTTTCGCTCCGACTCTGTACCGATAACAACCGAATAGGTAAGACCTTTTAAGTGATCCCACTTTTCTATTTCAGCAGGCCATGTATCTCTTGCCACTCGAAGGGGTGCAATGACCAGAACTTTTCCTACATCAAATGAATTGAACATCAACTCATAAATTGCAGTGAGTGAAATCACACTCTTGCCCATTCCACAATCCAAAAAGACTGCTGCCACAGGATGTTCCAGTATAAAGTTCGTTGCATAAGTCTGATAATCATGAGGATTGTATTTCATCAATGACACCCCCAATCACATCAGTGTTATCAACCACATAGCAGGAAAAACCCAAAGCTGATAACTGTTTCATTCTTCTTTTCTGTAAGGCTCTTGGTTTCTTACCGAGAGCCTTGAGTTCTATAAAAGCTATTCTCCCTTTTGGAAGAAGAACCAGTCTGTCCGGCACTCCGTCAAATCCGGGAGATGTAAATTTGATGCAGAAACCACCTGCAAGCTTTACAGCCTTTACCAGTTTCTGCTCTATTTCTTTTTCACGCATTCGTGCCACCTCCATCAATGCTGAATTTGATGGTGTGACAGGGTAAGACTGTCATTTCCTATACTTTATATATAGACTTAATTTTTTACTCTATAGAAAAGGATAGTAAATAGCCGTCATTAACTGTCACACCTACTGTCATTACTCTTCTTCCATAAAGTCCGTCTTGAGTCTTAAGCCTTTAATATATCTGCCTTTACGGTCACGGTATCTTTCAAATCCGACCGTTTCTAAGGCTGTGTAGAAATCAGTTGTACTTCTTGTAAACTCACCCACCTGGGTACAGAAGATTCGATACTCGTTATATACCTCGCTCGACTTTGCCACATAGGCAGGGTCAAGTTCGCAGCGTTCACTTAAGAAGTAGGAAAGCCAGTCATTACTCTCCTTATAATGCTCAATGGCATCACGCACCTTCTGTGGCGGGTCAATTTTGTAGTTGTCTGCGATTACCTTTCTTGCGCCTTCGATTACCCATGTAAGGATTGCTCCACCTGCCTTTTCAAAGAGATAGTCTGCATAGTTCTTGATATCAGCACTTCCTTCAATCTTGGCGTCAAACGGAATAACGATGAGTCTTCTCCATGTACCTTTATCAATCGCACCGACCTTTGGCAGGTGGTTGGTATAAAGCACAAGTGTATGTGTCGGAGTATATGAGAACGGATCTTTATACTTCTTCTCAGCATAGATTTCATCGGTAGAGCAGAGTTGTTTAACATTGGCAGTGTTCAATCTCATGCCCTCTTCTAACTCTGCCGCAATGAGCATTCTCTTACCCTTTGCCTCGGCAAGTTCCGGCTTGACATTTCTTCTGCATCCAACGGTAAGCATATCTGCAGAAATGTTTCCTGAATATGTTCCAAGGACTCTTGCGATAACATTCCAGAAGGTTGACTTACCATTGCGACCTTCTCCATATGCGATAATAAGTGCCTCCACATACACCTTGCCGATTGCTGACAGACCAACCATTCTCTGAACATAATCGATAAGGTCGATATCCTTTAAAAAGAAAGTATCAAGTGCAGCTGCCCAGATATCTGCTCCATCACTTGATGGGTCAACGGTTGTCTGCTTTGTGATGAAATGCTCTGGTCTGTGTTCCATCGGAAACTTGATGCCCTGTCTTAAATCATAGGTAAGTGTCGGTGTATTCAGCATAAATTCATCGGCATCAAGATGTCTCTGTTCCACTTCAAGCATCGGACGAGCCTCTTTTAAGGTGGCAGCAATGTTCTTCGTATCTCTTCGCTTAATGGCATACTTCTTATAGACAGAAGCATCTTCATACATTGAATAAGCATGAGCCTGCTGCTTGTTGAACATCTGCACTGCTTTCTTCGGACCCACGGATACAAGAATCTCCATGCCACCATTCTTTACAAGTTCATCCATAGCCTTCTTCATTTCGGTTTCAGCCTCTGCAAGCTGTCTCTCCGTCAAGTCCTGGGAAACACCCTGGGACTTTGGTTTTGACTCTTCCCAGAAACTGCCGTTGTAGACCATGTAATCGGTAGATGGGGAATAGCGAAGAATGTCTTTATACTCAGTTGCAAGAACCGTAGCCTGTCCTACATCAGAAAAATCCATAGGCTTTAATCTGCAGTCGGAGTTGTACTGTTCGGGTGGAATGTATCCTTCCTGGGTCGATACCTTGTTACCGAACTTCGATGCACTTCTCCATATCATCCCCAGTTCACTTTCAGGAAGTGGTGGATTACAGAGTTCTGCCTTCTTAAGGAAAATCTGATAAGCTTCTTCTGTATTTCCGTATCTCTTGATAATCTTTCCGGCAATATGGCTCATGGTGCTGTTACGCTGACCTTCCGGCACCTGCTCAAGACTTGCATCAAAATCCGCAAAGTCATCCTCTTCCAGATAATCAAGAATGGTCTTATCACCCTCATAGAACTCCACTTCATCAGAGTCATTTCCATAAAGGAATCTTGCTGAGTCTAATGCGTTGGTATCGTAATAAGGGAAAGCATCAGCAATCTTTCTTTTCATGGCTGCATACTCCTGCTCATCCGATACAACCTCAATAGGAAAGAAGATATGAAATCTTGGTCTAGCAGACTTATCTCCTTTTGGAAGGTTGTGGTGTCTGCTATACGATACAGCAAAAGCAACTCCCGGTATTTCAAGTGCTATATCAAGAGGATTTACCCATTCATCCGGGTTATCCGAATGGTCATTGTCACAGTCAAGAGGAATACAGTCGGAGGATTCAAAGTTATCCTTACTGCGATAATTTCCTTTGTACTTTGCAGTGACATGATCCATCTTCGTTGCTTTAATAAAGGATTCCTTGTCGGCAACAATCATCTTGTTGGGATACAGACAGTTACCGCTGTTGCCGACACAGTCTGCTGAATAAACAGTAAAATTAATCATATTCTCCGACCTCCTTCAAATCTTGGGTAAACCATCTAATCTTCATTCTTCTTTTTTTGGCAACACCAATCTCACGAGCCATGCCTCGGCTTATCACACCACCGAATACCCAGACCTCTGTGCATTTGCCAAGAAGTACATAATTGAAATGCATAGCCATCTCTCTTTCCGCCTCATTTCCGTCATCCATGAACTGCGGATATAAAAGATGAGGTGTTACCGGGATAGCGTTTTTCTGGGCAGCGAATCTGCTGTATCGTTTTGCATTCTTTACATTGGTTTCAACATCACCTGCATACGGACTGCACACATACACCAAAGGAAGATAGGCAGCCTTTTTATCAGCTGCCATTTCCTCACGGTGGATGTTGGTAAGAGCCTCGTATGTAGTCGGGTCAAAGTACCCTTCGTTATTAAACTTATCAACACCCATATCTCTTAATCCTCCTGTTCAATGACTGGTAAAATGCCTTCATTCTTCAAAAGGTCATAAAGGAAAAGTCTGCCCTTCTGAGTCCAGTAGGTATGCATCACACTTCTGCTCTCATCGATTGCATAGGTACGGGACTGTGTGTATCCGCATTCTGCATACTGCTGATATAAAAGCCAGGTCTTTCTGAACTTGTACTGAACTCCAAGTTCGTGAAGAAGTTCGTTGAACTTGCGACCACTCATACCATAGTCCTTTGCAATCTGTGTAATAGGAACTGTGTTCTTGTTCTGTAAAATAAGGTCATAGTAACTTGCCTTTGGCTGGAGTTCTGCAATCTGCTGATTCTGTACTGCTACTGTTTCAAGAAGTTCCAAGTTCTGTTTTTTCACCAATGAAAGCTGGTTATTGGCAAACTGTAATGCTCTAGCCATTACTGCTTCGGGCGAGTTCCATGCCTCTTCAACTTTGATGAAGTACTGACGGAACTTTCTGCCTGCCTCTGAACGTTGAATCATACAGAGTTCCTTTGCCATCGCAATAGTAAGCTGATGATCTGTTGCAGGTCTTCCACCTGTACTTTCGCTCAAAAATGAGCAGAAGTCTGTACCTTCTTCAAATCCGTAATCACACATTCTTGGAAACCAGTCCTTATATGCAGTTCTTACTTCCAATGCTGCGTGTAAATCTCGACCACTCACAGTAGGTCTGGCACTGTCAAAATTGATTCTGATTAATTCGTCCATTCGAATTACCTCCGTAAAATTTCTTAGAGACCCTTGTCTCCTAATTGGTAGCCTTGGTGACAGGGTTAAAAGGACGTTTTTGAAAAAACTTTTTTTAATTTGTTGATTGCACGTCTGTAACGATGACTGACATTGTTGGCATCCTCACCGATTTTCGCTGCGTACTCACCAACGGTGTATCCGTCAAGTGCAATGGCTATAACCATACTTGCCTGTGCAGGTTTAAGAATACTTCTCAAGGTTTCACAGCACTCTTCGTATTCAAGCTGGTTATGTACTCCATCAATTGAACTGTTAAAGGCTGACTTATCAGCGGCTCTGAACATGATTGCCTCTTCTGTATTGACCTCAACTGTCCCGTCCTTGCTCTTCATATAAGCGTTGCCAGTATGACGGTCATGCTTGTGCCAACTGTTGTAATCGGGTCTGTTAAATCTCTCTTCGATTACATCCTGGATTCTCTTTTCATAATCCTCCTGACTTTCTTCCTCTGAAATGGAGATATTTAACCATTTCTCCAATTCCATGTTTTCGACCTCAAGGGTCTGGTACTCGTTCTCGTAACGAATCTTGATTTTCATAAAGTTCCTACCTTTCTGCCTGACTCTTGCAGAAGGGCATAGGAAACAAATAAAGGTCGGTGCTTGTCGAAGTACCGACCTGAATAGCCTGAAAAAAGGCATAAGGAAATAAGGGTACTTCTATCGCACCTTTCACAGGTTGTCCTGTGATTGATGCCGATATCTGTATCCCAATGCCCTTATAGCTAATCAGGCCTTGTGATAATAATTACTGAGT